GGCATACGCACGACTCGTGTCGTGCACATGCCTGTATAAACTCTTTATTTAAGCGATTGCGCTCCAGTTATATGGAGTGCATGCCTCAACAAATTAAATTCTTTTTGTTCAGAAAGTCGGAGGGTGGGCAACCCAGTCGCCTCTAGGATGGAAATAATTTCTCGTCCGGATTCAGAATACTTCAGATCATCGGCGTCGTCAGCTAGTTGAGCTAGATCTTTAGTCGTTAGCTGGCGACTTAGCTGGACTAGCATATTTTGTAATTCTTTTTTCGTTAACTTAGCGCATGATATTAACCAATCTCGAGACGATGGTCTCAACGCGTCGAAAAGCGAGAAATAAGCATCGATATATCCGGATATATGCGATCTTAAATCTATAGATACGATGCGGCTTAAGTCACGCAATCGCGATATGAGTTCGGATACTCCCTGGAATCGAGCGGTGCATCCTAACGCGTATAAGAGCGGATTCGATCGGCCATGCTCATTGAACAATGATTGTTGAACCGTTCTGGCAAGGACCGGAAAATTACCCGATGGAGTAATGTGCTTCATAAGGAACCGGCACCCCGCGTTAACTCGTATAATAATACCCATATCAGACCGTAGTCGCTCTAAGCAATCTTCAATGACAGAAAACGTATTAAGATCGTCAGTGGCGACGTACATAAGCATATCATCTCCAAGGTCTAGAACCGGAAGACGATCGATCCAACTCATGCTCCTAATCGAATTCTGCGTGACTAGGCGAGTGTGCAATCCAATCCATGCGAGAATTGATATACCAGAGTAACTACCAATCTCGGACGTTATTTTAATACCCGAATACAGACCCGCGCCACCCCTAAAGAACCTTATCATAGCAGCCCCATTCTCATTGCTATTCGGATCTGGACTGACGTACGCCAAGTATGAATGGAGATCTAACAATCCAGATTCATATTCGGGAATGTGCTGCTGAAGTATTGGCCTATGGATAATTGCTTCGCGAAGTGCAATCGGAATATTTTTATCGAATTGAGAGGCATCCATTTCAATTGTAATTCCATATTTATATTTTTTGCTTAAGAACGCGGCCTTAGCTGTAAAAATCCTCATGCTGTCGGGATGGTTAAAGCTATATATGGCTTTTCGGCCTGATTTAAGCATTCGGTACGAATGGACTAATCCTAAATTATAGACATATGAATTCATAAAAACTTGACGAGCCCGCGGCATATTATCGACTTCGCCTACTCGTACTAGTTCGTCTCGATATTCGTATATACTGCCGGGTTTTCGACTGGGCCCAGCGCGTCTAGCAGAAGTGACGGAAAGTGCAGTTAGTGGATGCCATCCCTTGATGTCAGCGAATTTGAGTAATTTGGAAATTAAGGCATTGGGTAAGTAAACGTCTGGATATCCCGGAATTCCTATCTTAAAAAGTGAAGACGGACCGCTAAAACAACCTTCAAAATCTAATGCGTTTCTGAGCTTACCTTCTATCCCCTTGCCTAGGTTGGGTAAGCCGGCGGCAGTGTCAAGAGGGTCACCTAATGAATCTGCGGGCAATAGATGTTCCACTCCATACGCTAGAAGTGCATCGGAGACTTTGGAAACGCAGAATTTCATATCGTCATCGATCGGCTTCGCATTACCCTGGTGCGATTCCAGGTAATAATATGGTCGTTTAAAGCGTAGATACGTCAGCTTCGTCAGAATATCCATTTCACCATTAATAATGGACATTGCCTCACGATCGAGCGGCTGAGAAACTTTGGCAAAAGCTGCTAGATCGTTACCAATTTGCAAAGTGGCTGATGTAGTAGATTCGATATAGTCTATAATCCCTCTAGCTGATGATAGATATTTCTTAATATGAAGGGTGTCAACAAAATTAACGCGATCATAACTAGACATAACGAAGGGCTTATCATCATACTCCATTTTAGATGGATTGAACGACAGATTCTGAGCCTGGTGAGAGAACGTTTGTGATTGTATGTTACAGAATGAACAATATGCGTTACCTCGCAACTCATCCATCACTTTAACTGGGTTCTTGAGCATTCTCTTCTTGTGGCCCCAAGGTGAGTAAATCATAATTAATACCTCCTATAACGCGTTCGTAAACACGCTCAATCAAACAGAATCCTATATAAGCTCGATTATATAGCATAGCGCATGAATGCGTTACGCCATATAACCGAGGGAAGAAAGGAGTGAATACTAATGCTTCTGGAGAGAACTAGTACCCGGCGCACGACTAAATGCGCTTAATTTTGACGCGTTCGATTCGATTCAATTTCTAACCTTATCTAGGTTAGGTTTAAACTGTATTTCACTTTAAATAGTTAGGGATGCCGGTTGTTCAGCGACGACTTTCACAGCTTCAGCTTCAGCCGCTTTCATAGGTTCATCTGTATGTAGTATAGGTATGGAAGATTTCGATATATCGACATTCTCTTTAAGGACTGTTTCGACGGCTTTCTGCAACGGAGTGGCCTCCTCAATAACAACGTCCGCCGCTAAATTAAGGATCGGAGGTATCTCAGTTTTGTCAAGATACCAAGCGTCAGATCCATAGCTACTGACGAAAGGCTTCGTAACCATGAAGACACTTCCAGATGGACTCTGAGCGGGAGGCGCGTCGTCTTTAATAGAGAGCATATCGTTACCCTCAAATCGCGTGGGTGAAAATAAAATTGATGGCTTGACGATATGATTATGCACGGGCGTTAAAGCGAATTGCTTATAAGGCGCTCCTGGCGTAATTAAAAATTTAGACTTAACTTTAGTATCTTTTTCATTTAATGTGATAGGATTATACGCTTTAATTAGATCCGCGGCTGGAATTATGGAGCATTGATTGTACCGCATAGTCCTACCAACAGACAGCGTAACCATATCTAGGTTGCGCGTCACCTCAATCCCTGCATTGAAATAGTGGAAATCTATTCGATTATCAGAGTCTATAGTATCTAATATAGTTGAGGCTTTAAGCATGTCTTTGTAAGACATACCATATGGCCGCCCATATCCGTTAACGACCTGGTTGTCTATAGTAAAAACCCCCATTGACGAAAATATCGTAGGAACACCAAGGTCACCCGTTAATATTAATTCAACAAAGTTCCGCTCCGACAGGCCTAATAATTGTGCGAATTGCGCTTTGATATTAACTAGGAATATCTCAATTGGATTAATACCGTGACCGCGCCACAAAGCAGCAGGATAGTACACGGTAGGAACTGAATAATCGCGCATCAACTCTTTGATATACCGTAATCGGTATTCGTCATACGATAGAGCAGATGGTACAGCATTAATTTTTGAAAATATTGAACTCGCCAACCCCATTGAGAAAGACATACGCTTATCAAGTATGGCCACTGTACGTGATGTAGGGTTCAAAGCTCCATAAGTTGCAGAGTCGGATTCCCCAGCGGCTGCATCTGCAGGCCAATCGTTCAGTTGATATTTGAGAAAGAATCTGATAGATGGAACTAACTTATCAACAGAAACGATTTGAGAAAGTTCGGTCGCATATTTAATATGAAAACATCGCTCTTGTAATCGAATTTCCGATACATGCTTGATTAAAGCATCGGCGTAATCATTCATGGACGTCTTCAAATCAGAAAATTTAAATGGACGCTCAAATGTAACTGCTTCAGTAGAATAAAGCGCGGCACGTATCTCTCTCGGAATCTGGAATATATCATTTATCGGTAACGTATCAATCTCATATTGAGCTATTACCTTGCGATTAGACCTCAATTTCTCGTTAAAAGATAGTAGCATATTCAATAAGTTCGTCGGAATTAACTCCTTCACGATAACACGAACTCCATCAGCGCTCTTAATCATGAGGAATCGAATAGCTAAATCTCTCACGTTAAAGACATCGACTGGAACGTACCTATCGATTACCGCTTCCGCCTCGCGGACTGATAATAATTCTGGGATCTTACCGTAAAAGAGTTCGAGATGAGCTTTGCGCATCTTAATAGCTTCGAGGACAAACATAGACGGTATTTCAAGCATCGCGTGGAGAAAAGTGGCTAATTTATCCATCACTTCAGCGTGATTATGCAGAGCTCCAGTCGTTACAATTTGCGACGTCTGTGGTATGAACGCATATAATTGTTCAGGATTGATTGCTAGGTTCACGGCAACTAACATCATGATTAGATATCCAGCGTCGGATAATCCTAGCGCTGATTCAGCAATAGCCTTAATGCGTTCATCTGTTTTCTTAGACATTTCTTTAAAGGTTTCAAGTATCTCTTCATTCTTCTTTTTGCTCGGCTTCAATTCGTCGGTTGAGATTAAGCCTTGAGCTAGAAGGGAATTTACCGGTGGAATGTTAGGGCTGGAAGCTGCATATACAGAGACTATTTCGTTAAGCGCCATATATGCGTTTGAATTCACTTCGAGATGCCATTTATCGATTGTTACTGGCTTTTCGAGTATCAGCCTTAGAGTCAGATCATCATCAGCGAACTGAAGATCTGGATTCGCCAGTTTAACTGTCTTAATATAAGTATCCCATCTTGTAGTATCTGACATCATCCTCTGCACAATGAGGTCTTTGATGTGAATGATGGTTAAATTCGCTAACTTAGCCGAATCGCGTATCTTAGCGATGACTGCTACCAGATTAATAGCCATCTTACTGACTGACGACCGATCTTGGAAGGCACTTAACAATAGCGTTTGAATTTCACCGACCAACCCATGTGCTCGCAGAAATCCAGAAGCGCGTGCGACTGTTCGGCCGATAGCGTCTATGTGCATGTGTATTATCTCCTCAAGATTCATAAGAGCGAACAAATCATCGCTTTTAGCGGATCCTTGCATCGCGGGTATAGAACTAATCGTCGCTGGGTTAGATTGGGATTCTGACACCGGACTTGAGCTGCTGCTGATAGCAGTGGGAACTGCTTTTCGAGTTCTTTTATTCAACGAAATTGATCTAAACATAAATATCACTCCTTATATATCCATGATTACATAATTATGCGATTGTATGATCGTCGCTATAACTGAGCATTCTAAATTGGCATTCGAATCACTCAAACGGGTTTAGGTGATACAGCTATAATACAATCGCTAAAATAAAGTCCATATCACCTAAACAGAAGTTATATCTTGCATTACTAGCTAACCGGAACCGGTCCATAAGTATCTCGTTTCAAATAAACTAACGGGATAGCATCGGCTGATGACGAATTGGTAGATCCTATGGTTTTAATTTCAGGCACTACTTTAGACTTATCAGCGACCGACTGAGCTGACGTAGAAGCAGATGATGACGATGATCCAGTTAACGATCCCAGAACGTTAGAAGCTACATCCGTAATATTACGGATGACGTTGCCAGCTGGGAGGACATTTGTCGCCGTTTTGACGACTGATAGTATCGAGTCAAAGATATCACCATACGCAGGATCTTTCTGCAGCTTGACGGCTAATGGCAGTACACGCGCGGCCAATACGGAATTGTAATCCGAGATATCTCCAGATGAGACATTTACTGTCGTTAGAGCGGATAAAAATCGATTTCGAGAAAACTTCGTCGATCGTAAGAAATTAATTATCGCTTGCCCTAGTTGAAGCATTTCCCAGGGAAGATCCAAATCCATCTTAGCGGAAGCGTATTCAGCTTCAAACGCTTCGGGTACTATCCAATTATATAGCCGTTTGAATCGGTCAGTCCAAGAAGCATCCTTATACGAAAAGACATCCTCGGTGTCGATTGATTTCGCAACTTTTTGTGCTTGTTTTTCGGACATTCCTATCGACTTAACAAGTAAATCTACGTACGCTTTCTCGTCCCATGCAGTATTAGCGGCAGAGAAGAATACTAAAGTTAAGCCATGTAAAATTGCATTTAATTCATCAGCGGTAGCAGTCCCGTTGTCTATAAGGTCGAACCACCGCGCTGGCATAATGCAGTCCCTCCTTAGTCGATCAATGTGTATAGGGGTTGACGAGCCGTATCCTCTGACTGTCTCGACGACGCTTTGTATCTGGTCATCATTCATCAGCGATAGAAGTACTTCACCCTTTGTTAAATTATAGTTCATAAGCTAACCTCCATTAAATTGTTCATATCTGTATTAATTCGATCTCAACAAACTTGATATCTGTATTAATTCGATCTCAACAAACTTGAAATCGCAGAGTGGTTGGCGCCCGGAATCGTTAGCGTAGCTTTCGTGCCCGCTTGAAGCCCGGTAACGGTCACTATCATTCCGTAAGATGGAGCTGTTTCATCGGCTACCATTAACATAGTTGGGTACGGCTGCGCTGCGATAATGCGCCACGGAGTTATAGAGATAACATTCGTATAGGCTTCGACTTGCGATATAGTGATCAAACCGGAATCAAAATCTCTTCGTCCAGAATCTCGACCAGTAATACGAACGTTGAAGTTGCCTCCCGCGACTCCAGTCATCGCAGAGATTCCTACGGACAATATAACGACCGGTACCAATAATGGAATATCCGGGGCTGCCGGCGCTAATGCTAATATATCGGCCGAGTTGACTGAGAACGTTAATCCAGCCGGTACTGCGGCTTCAGTTAGTGTTACTTGATAATTCGGATACGTAACTAGTCGCTGCGCGTGTCTTATGGAATCACGCCGTTCGCGTAATGAAAGCTTATTCGCGACTGATACTTGCGCATTAGTAACCACTCCGCCCACCACATGTATAAATGGAATACTTGAATCTTTCTTGGCGTCTCCAGCGTAGCGATACGCATCGCCGATTTCACCTGATATCTCACCTATTAGTATATCTCCGCCAAGAGCATTTTCTAAACTATCATTAACCACATCTCCCATAAATCTTTTCGAACTCATAACAACCTCCAAAATAACTTAAAATTTAAATTAAAGTCACAAAATCACGATGCAAATGAATAAATCAAAAGAATGATCATGCATGGATTAGTCCCTCCGCTTTCGAGCATCGTCAGAAAATCGATGCGGGTCAGAATAACCTATAGCGATGTTATGCTCATCACGTTGAAGCAAATAATCAAGTATCGGATTCCGCGTTGAGTAGCGGAATAGACTGACACTCTCAATTAGACTTGGATCAATCCTTTTGAAAACTAAATCTTGAATAAACCTAGTGCGTAGCACATGCGGAACGGACATTATTCGCGTCATTAGGCCATGATTTAACCGTAATAGACTGAAAAACTCAATAACTGTCCTTTTAACCGCTTCGCGGCTCTTAGCCGGTCGGCCATAAATTCGCAGATAATTATCCCACGCCTTATCAATCGGTATATCTTCAACGTCCCTGAAAGATATTTCGGAGCATACCGCGTCTATAAGTCGTGGGTCGACAACCGTAGACACGGCTATCATATCTTCTCCTAACTCAATATCGTTCAATAAAGCAAACCTAATCAGATCGGTTATTACATCGACATCTCGGTCCTGAAAATCAGCGGGATTAGCAACACTCAATGCGTTTCGGACGACCTTACAGCCATCACATCCGCTTAAAACCTTTAACGCTTCTTTGCTGAGCTTTTGTCGAACAACGTGCGCCACGATAAACCAGAACAACCTTCTGAATATAACTGATAGCCCTGCGCGTGATGCGGTTTGCTGTGCTACTGCAGCTATAACTGGTAATGCCATAAGCATTCACCCCCTAAATATTATCCTAAATTAAATTTGACGCGCTCAGCGTTAAGATAAACATATCCTAGCACGAATGAAGGAATCCGTTTTGTGAGTAAGTCATGTATAACGTCTGATTTGTAACCAGGTCCATCAGGTTTTATACCAGACCGATGTAAAATTATCAGAAGACATGGAATATCAAAATTAGCGCCCCCAGTAAATGGAAAATTTTCAAGGCATGACAATAACTTCTGATTCATTGTATCATCTTTAAACACTCGAACCTTGGGCGCTGAATCAGCCTTAGAAAAAGTGAACCGATTAGCCATAAACATTAGCCATTCACCAAAATAGTTGGTAGCATATGCGATTTCCATTTTTGTATCACCTGGCACAAACTTACCGATGCTTGGTTCATAGGATGATAGAACAGATGGTGTATATTGAAATACTCCTTTACATCCATTTGAACTACTCAAATTCTTCACTGATAGTGAGCATTCATAGAAAGCAATAACACGCAAAGCAACATAAAGCGTATATGCTTTTAACTTATGTTTGCTAGCTAGGATTAGCGCAACTGGCCTTAGCACTTCAGACGCAATCAATTCAGAATCGTTGACAATCTGTCCTTTATAAACACCAGGCCATAGCTTCGTGAGAGTTTCAACGGCTATCTTTTCGTCTTCGGCCGATAAAGGGTCACCGTTCACGATGTTAGCTAACTGAAAAAGGGCCGCTAATCGATTAGATACAGGCACTTCACCATCAAAAATTCCTTTAATCATTTTCTTCGCCGATTTAGCATCCTGCGATACCTTTTTAACAGCGGCATCTGTCGCTCGAATCGTCATTTTCGCAGCATCGACAGCTGCATCGTACGCTTTACCGGTAGCGTCGATGGCTGCGGCAGTGCCCGTCTTGATTGCCGTTGAGACCTTGTCAACGACTGCCTTACCATCATCATCCTCAGTTGGATCTGATTGCGTTATATTATGCGCTCGCTCGAGCGCATACATAGCATACAGATCTTCGAGATTAAGAGTCCGGCTCTTAGTGCGAATTTTCATTAACATTAACCTCCTTTGTAACTAAAATAGGAACGGACGCACGTGGCCGTTAATCGAATTATTCACGCGTCGAGAAGCACGATCGCGATCATACTGCTCGCGAGTGAGCTTCGCGTGAGAACGATTCAATAACGGATCTTGCAAATCAATCTGCTGATCATCTTTCGTCTCAAATGATTCTTCAGAGGAAGCGATTAACTCACTTTCATCACGACTTTTATTCATTTTATTCATTTTAATAACACCTCCTGTTTATAATTTATCATTAATGAGTTCTATATATTAAAACGATGAATAATCTAAGTTATCGGAACAACCCGCTGCGAAAGCCACGCTAAGTACCGATTTTCAACATCGAGACTAAATTCGGTCTGCGAAATATCGAATACAGTTCGGGAGCATCCGCGGAATGAAACGGGCGGAAGATTCAAATCAGTTAATTCAGCGTTAGCAGATATGATAACTTTCATTCGAACGGACGCAAACATATGGCAATTACCACCCCATCCAGCTGTCGAATTCCAAGGTGTCACCAATTTTGGTATCGGCAAATATAATATTAAGCATCCATCTGTAGTGATAGAGCAGGAGCCTGAGAAATCAAGTCCACGGATCGGTGATGCCAGAATAGTTCCAACGGTCTTATACTCTGATTTGATATGTTGAACGTCCGTAGTATATATAAGCGGATAATAACTTCCCATACTAGCACCTCCTCTCTTGACACCACAGCCTATTACCTGAAGTGACGGTTTTGTAGAAAAGTCAACTGCATTAATTAATTCGGCGGCAGAAAGTATCCTTCCGTCAGGCAGCGTATATGTAGCGAGAGTGGCGGGATCCAACGCGCGTTCTGGAGTATCTAACGCTATGGAGCCAAAAACAGTTACGTCGACGTACTGGACATTCTGTATGTTTAACATAGCCTCAACGCAGAAAGGGTTATCATTCATGCCTGGATCTGACAACGCTTCATATCCGGGTGACATAATCCAATTCGGTCTCGCGCGCACAGGTGTAGTTCCGAAGCCAACTCCGGTGACTCCATAAAAATTGTCGGTCATAGGTAATTTATCATTCAAAATTAAATCGCCACACATAGATGTAAGCCACCCAGAGTACGTTAGATAAGGTCCGAAGCCAGTAAGATAGTCTATGACATCAGGATGAAGAGCGTTATAATCATCATTAGATATTAGGCGACATTCATTGTAGAACACAGGATGAGCATCAGCGCGTATCGAACATTCTATCAGTAACGAATGCGATGATATCGTCATCCATGGCCATCTGACAAGGCCCCCCCATATTGTACACCCGTTGTTATATCTAGGTTGGAAAGTGTGCGACCCAATCAATGCCCCAGATGGATGATCGTACACCTTAACTACCATGTAACGCGTAGGGCCGGCCGTATACATAGCATTTGCGTATATAAGAAGGCCGGCAGACAGTCCTGATGTGTTAGCGATTCCTGTCATCGCGAATCGCTCCGAGAATCCAGGAATATTGTTAACTTGGTAACATTCACGCCCAATAAGTGGATTTACAACCCAATGAGCACCTGACGCTTGATAAAGAGACAAGTCTTGTCGAACATGGTCTATCTGCGGCGATATAACCTGCGTGATGATAGGTTTGCAGACGTTACACGCCGATACCATCGATCCGAGATGCAGTTGTGATAACATCTCAGTGGTATTTGGAACGTATGCCGATGGATCTTGGGTCACGAACTTATCATTCAATTCGGTCACTCGATCATCTTTGTCGGAAGCTCCTATAGGCGATCGCCCTCGAATATTAAATACCGCTGAATACATCTAGATCACCGCCCTGGCGTATGAGTGGTCGGCTTGATAATCGGCGATAGCATCTTCATCACCATCATCATAGTCTTCAGACATAATCCATACATCATCGGATTCAGCATTTAGCTCAACAAGAACGGATAGATCAGAAGGCTCTTCTTCTTCTGATGGATCGGCATCCGAGTCCTCAGAAAATGTGAAGTCATAAAGAAGTGCTTCGCCGCCGGGAGCCGCAGATGAATTATAACCTAAAGAATAAGTACTCACATCACTCTCCTGTTCGAATGATGTGACAATGTCATCGGGTGGCTGATAAGTATTACGATAATCAATCGGCTGCTGGCCTTGATAGTATGCTTGCTGAGCGTTCGATACGTTATTCCGTGCTGATTTATCGTTATGTCTCTGTATTAAAGCGGACGCAACTGACGACAATCCAGACACAACGGACGACATAGCCTTGTCATTCTTTGATAACTTGGCCAAACCGGCTCCAGCTGACGATGCTAGCGACTTGACGCCATTATATGTTTTAAGCGCAGTCGATTTTAGCGCTTCAGCCGTCTTGGCAGCTGCTTTCTTAACAGTTGCTGCAACAGGTTTAATGACGGATTTATATACAGGTTTAATGAACTTTTGATAAGCAGGTTTTATATAATTCTGATATATAGGATTGAGCACCTTATTGTAAGCTCCAGATGCAACGCCTTTAACTATAGAAGCCCCAGTCGATACTATCTTAGTGAAAGCGCCCCATGCCGCAGACAAGGCAGATCCAGCTGCACCTATAATATCGCCCTCACTTAACATAACATGTGGTGAATTAGCGACTTCAATCTGCAAATTAATCACCGCGTCTCGCAAGTCGCGCCAATACACATCAGACAACAGCATTTCATCGTCTGTCATCAATTGCATAAAATCGATTTCCATAATTAACCTCCTAATGTCCATACTGACGTGACGGTAGTACAGCTACCTCAGATGGAGTTAATGAAAAGAATTGCTTACTGATTAGATCATCCAATTCATGCCCAGGTGCGTCATACCATATAGTTTTAACGGGTTTGGTAGCAAAGATCATCAACCGCCCGTTATCAAACGCAAGATCTACGTGTGCATTCGTCATGATGTTCACAGATTCGTGACATCGCGGCATAAAATGAAAATGATTATCTTCGACGTATATAATACACGGAATATCGCTAAAAAGTTTATTTAGCCAATTGAGTATACTGCGCTTATACATGAAATATGGATTATAAGCATGATTAAACACATGGCGTGAAGATAAATCAAAAGCCAATCCCATTCTATGAGTAGCGCTATCTTTAATAACCGCGGTAACTACAAATTTGGCAGCGGGATACTCCCTAGCGCGCTCACAGACCTTAAGTAATAACCACTTAGTGGTTGGTTGTAACAATTTATGATTAGCAAGATTGCTAATAGCCTGAAGATCAAAAACAGAGGATCCCTGGTCTCCGATAGTCTGCGGAGATTTATTAAAACCTACATCTCCTGAGTCGACATCCAGCTGATATACCGCGGAATCAGTGAGTCGGTCTGTTACATTCACATTTAGTACATCAAGATACCGGTCTTCAGTCGACTCCGTTTCTTCAACAAAGCCAACATCTTCAAATGCGAAGGTTGAGGAAACAGGTATAACATACTCGGTTAAAGGGAATCGGCGTAGAGAATAGTCTTCAGACAACAATCCCCCGACATCCGATTGATTTTCAGAACTGGTATCGGAAGATTCTGGATTCTTAGGGTCAATTTTCGGTCGCTGAATCTTCGGCCTTGATTGCGGAATGAGTAACGTCATCATTTTATCGTCATCGATAGGTATGGTTTTCGGCCATAAAATAGTCGGTTGGATAGAGCCTTCTTTTAGTATGTTAGGATCAGAAACGGAATTGGCTGCTTTCCAATACAGAGATGAACGACCAGTCTTTCCAGTAGAGAAAGAAAATAGGTCTTTTGATAAATAATTATTAATAAATTCATATCCAACAGCTGCTAGTGGTGACGCAATAGACAAGACTCCGGCCTGACCTGCGACAGGCTGAGTGAAATAATGAGCGGATTCAGGTGAATCAATCGAGTCGCGCGAAAGCCAACAACCGTAAAATATAGCTGTGTCCTTGACATATACAGCATATCCAGGGTCGTTAGATTGAGAAAGATCAATCAACGACTGCAGCATAGCAGGGTAATGGCGTGATTCTTTATCCTTAACATATAACGACTTCGATACAACTTTAGGCCCTTCACGTATGTCGCGGACGTTATAAACATTGCCAACTTGATGACTAGCTTGATTTAACAATGCATTATATGCGACCATAAGTGATTGTCTCTGGGAATCAGTCCAGTCGCTTGTTAGAAATTGAATCCATTGTTCCGGTGTAACCAGGTTAGCTGGAACAGAAGACAGATAAAATTTTCCGATGTCAAAAGATGTAATAGCTGGCGCGCGTTTAACAACACTAGAAGATGATTTAGAAGATACAGCATCGATGTAATCAGACCGAGAATAAGCAGTACGATCGTGGCTACGATTAACAAATACTGATCTTTCAACACCATTGGATGTTATCATATTAAACCTCCTATATCAGCAAGCACTATGCTAAAGCTGATAACGAATTACGATACGTATAAAAAAGAATAATAGAAGCAAGGGGCGCGTGAGCGACATGAGGACCACTTGGAGCCGGTGGTATATTATGTGGCATACAGGCAATGGAATTATATCCATTACCATAGATAGGAGATCCAGGAGTAGGATTAAGCGTCATACGCCTGCCAATACCGGAGCAAGCAACTTCACGGCCGGCAGGATCGAATGCGTGGCCCACATCAGATTTCACACGCCAAGTTCCCGGCCATTCATCAATATTCATATTGCGCCAAGCAGTAGTTCCCACGCCTTCGGACATATTAAAATATCTATTGATAACAGTATAATCTGGGTTTACAAAACGCATATCGAAGACGGCGAAGAACGGGGGATCATAAAAATCAGGCATTACCATATCATTATTATAAACGGGGAATATGAAGAGATGAAATCCAGATCCGGTCTCTTCGGCTCTTCGAACTATCTTCATCGCATCAAATCTGAAAGGTAAGCGAAAAACTGTGAACATGTCAGTTTCGTGTTGTGTGAATGAATAACCGCCATTTGTAATAAGTTGGTACGCCTCGATTGGACGGGCTGGAACTCCTGATACGTAAATGTCTGCACATACAGTACCTATAGGATTAGCCGTTGTATAACTCAAACGATCGGCCAATGTTTCGAAGATCGCAATATTTACTTCTGTATTACCACGTACGGGAATGCGAACTGTTCCATGATAACCCCCGGTCATCAGCACAATCGATGAGTTTTCCTGAATTGAAGTCACTGGCGCAGTAATTCCGACATAAGCACCACCATCGACGGATATTGAAAAAGTGCCTGGATAGAATGGTCGCAGAATCGCATATCCGAAATTAGGTTGATCATAGACTGAAATAACCTCATCTATCGAATTATGCGATATAATTATTCGCTTGGTAATCATACGTCAAACCCCCGTTAAAAGTCTTTAAATAATACCAGCTCAGCTAAAGGTATTTGCAAGTCAACATCATCTGACAAACTAGGATCGATTAGATGTGATGATATCTTAATTCCGATAGAGTTAAAATCATGATATTCAAATAAATGTGGTGCCGCGAAAACACAGCGGCTGAGTCTGGTCATACTGGTACAGTCAGCGGGTGATCCCCGTAACATACGCCACTCACCGGTATAGACATCATGGTCGGCAAGGTCCTTAACTTGAATAGCCGTCGTCGAAGCGGATTGCTGAGGCCAACCAAAATATAAATTATAATCCTGAGCGTTGATTAACTCAGGAGTAGCAAGTGAGCTCCATACCATCGACTTCGTCTTCCACCCAACGGAACTGCCTCCACTTTCTTCATCTTGCCATGCTGGAGCCAGCTGAACACTGCTCGTGTCTAACACACCTCTAGTGTAAAAAGATGAGTAATCAGCGTCGCATCCTAATAAATACCACGTATTTATGGGATACACTGGCACAGTTTGAGCGTATGGCCATGGTAAAGGGAAAGCGCAACTAGAGTAGCATAATGCGAGTTGCCATCTGGTAATCGCATGACTTCGGACAGATATGATAGCTGTTACGGTAACAGGCCAGCAAGTTGTGTATCTGGTCATATGTAACGAGGCCGTTTCATTAGGACCGTCAAATAAAGCAACAGTCATTTTAATGGGCCCAGCTCCAGTTGAATAACTGCCGGAATGCTCCTTAACATTACTGTCAAATACTAAATTATTAAGAGGACTTACGATTGTTAGGCCATCAGTAATCCACACTTTATCGTATCCATTTAATCGAAATTGCCCAGAGAAAGGTCTGCTGGTACTTAGAACTGCGAATCCATTAATAGGCGTCTCACTGATTACCTTAATCGTTTCATCTTCAAGTTCATAACTAACAATCCTCATCAATTTCCTCCGTTTTAATTAGTTGAAGTAATTTTAATTTCGGAAATCCCAATCACAA